TCCTTATGCATATATCCAAGTATTTTTTTTGAAATTTTTCAACATTTTTTCTAAATCTTCTAATTCAAAATCCTCAAATTCATTGTCTTCTAGCTTTTCTAAGATTATTTCAAAATCTTCTTTTATTTCTTCCATTGTTTTTTCAATCTTTTCTTTTATGTCCATTTTTTCTCCTTTCTTTTTTCTAAGAAAAACGACTTTCCGTGACTGAACTTTATTTTTCCTTGAAGGCCCTGAAATGTCCTGGATAAATTTTTTTCAGTTCCTTTACCTCTTCAGATGTTTTTATTTGAAATGGTTCAACGTAGATTTCTCTAAGCTTTGCCATCAGTTTTTCTCTTCCACCATTTACTCCATGATCCACTCCAAGATGCCATTCAGCAGACAATGGAAGATACGAATTGCCTATTCCTTCATCAAAGCAGTATCCCCCTAAGGCTCCCGCAGATTTCGATATATGTGCCAACTGGGCATTTGGCTTTCCAGTAATGACACATATTTTCTTTTTAAGCATCCAGTATACCCATTTTCTGTTGTTTTGCTTCCTGTAAAGCTCATGCATCTGATTCCACATAGGGATTTCATTGTTCATGAAATAATCAAATAAAAAATTAGTAAACTCTATAGCCTCCTGATTTGTTACCAGCTTTAAAGCAAGGCTGAAAGTTCCTTCCAGCTTTATTAATAAGAGCTGCATTTCTTCAATCACAAACTTCATCAAAGAATCCAGGATTATTTTTGCTTTATTCTTATTCGTGTATTTCTTTTCAAGAACCTCAATTATCTTTTTTTCCAATTTTTTATTCAAATTTCTGAAAGGTTCATAATTTTCTAAGCTCTTTCCACTTGATCTTATATACAGCTTTTTTAATTTTTCCTTGGCCTGAAATCTGAAATAATCTGAAATTCTTGGTTTCTCCTTACTGGATAAATTGTTTATATCTTTATTTGCTAAATGATATGCAAAACAATCAATGAACCAGTATATAAGTTCCTGATTATCTCTACTCATCATTTTTACAGACATCAGTAAGGCCCCCTTATATTCCTAAAAGCTTTTTCCAAAATGGTTTTTTCTTTTTTTTATATTTTTCCTTTTCTTTTGCCTTTTCAAACCATACAAAATTTCTTTCAGATATCAGAAACTCATTTTTTCTCTGTAGAAAATCAATGACTCCTTCCAAAATTTCAATAATTTCTTTTTTTTGCTTTCTATCAACCAGTTTTATCTCACTGTTTAATAATTCATTTACTCCCTTGATATTTATGAGATTATACTGATTTCCATTTACTCCATCCAACGGAAATTTTAGTATATTTTCTTTGCTGACTTTTTTATTGACTGTATTTTTACCATTTTTATATCCAAACAGATCTGTCACATCTTTAGCTAGTAAATATACTTCATAGTTGTGTATTTTGCCCCTTATCACTTTCCCCTTGCATTCAACATTTTCTAAAAATTCTAAGCTCATTCTTTTTCCTCCATAATTTCTATTTTTGATAATATCTCCAAAACTTTCTCCAGTTCAGGATTTCTGAAGCCATAGCTCAGATAATCAACTGGATTTTGGTAATGATGTCTGTTTGCTTCTATGTGTTCTTTGCAGGCCCTTTCAGTTAAAAAGGCATTTAAATATACATGTTCATAGTCTCCTGGGAAACATTTTAAATCTAATGTTTCGTTATTCAGATTTTCTACAGTCAACGAAGTAATTTCCTCTATTTCTTTTGAAGATTCTTCATCATAATTAAAAATCAGATCATTTTTTAATTCTTCTACTCCTTCCTGATCATTTGTATATACCCCAAAATCTTCTCCATCTATAACAGCTACAAAATAGTTCCCATATCCATCACATGATGCAACAAATCTATCATGCTGTATCTGATAAAATCTTGGATTTGCAGTTATTCTGTTGTCTTGTGTATTAAGTTCATGTTTCAGTTCCTTCAGAAATTTTACATCTTCTGCTGTTAAATTATTTATTTTCAATTTCTATCAGCTCCTTTTTATTACGCCATTCTTTTAAACTTTCATATCTTTCAATAATTTTTCCAGTTTTGTTCGAATAAATAGCATATCCAATAAATTTATTGATAAATCTTGGGATAGTCTGTTCTTTAAATATAACCCCTTTTCTTTTTAAATTAATCACCTGATGTACAACAGAACTTCTTGATTTTTTTAAAATACTCGCACATTCTTTTACACCTTTTTCATAGTAAGAATTTTTAAGAAATTCATTTTCCTTTTCTGAATATCCACAACCTGCTCTACTTAAAAAAGTATTTCTTAGCTTGTTCAGATTTTCAGTTCCAAATTTCCTTGTCATTTTTATCTTTATTGCACCTTTTGTTCTCCCTAATTTCCTTGCAATTTCCAATTTGCTGAAATTAGTTCTGAAAATAAGATTTTCAAGTATTTCTTCTTTTTCTATGTCCCAAGCTTCATATTTCCTTATTTTTAAACGTTTGCACATCATTTCTATCGAATATGGAGACCTTTCAAATATTTGGGCAATTTCTTTATCCTCAAGTTTTTCAAATATTTTCATTCTTTTTAAATCTTCTATTTCTCCTGTAGTCCAATATGTGTATTTTGACATATGTTCTCCTAACAAAAATTTTTTTTACTTTTCGTTTTCATCTTTCTTTAAAGTCATAAAATCTTCAACGCTTACATTGTCTATGCAATGTTGCAATCTGCTTTCAGGTACCATTCTGCTTCCTTGATTGTACCCACTTACTGTTCCCCCGTTCCTCTTCATGAAATTACTTAATTCTGATTCAGATGTAGTTTTAATTTCATGTAGATTTCCGTTTTCGTCCCATACCTGCCGATAATATAATCTGACTTTCATTAGTTTACCTTTTTCATTTTTTCAATAATTTTTATGTTTTTCCCAATTTTTTCCTTCAGTTCAGCTTTTTCTTTCTGCAATTCAAACTCCATTTTTTCAATCTTTTTGAATCTTGCATTCATCTGCTTGTTTTCTTTTATAATCTCTTCCAGTTTTTTCACTTTCATTTCTGCTCTCCTATCATTTTATGAGTATTTCCAATTAAGTTATTCTGCTGATTATTTACTCCTATGTCAGAATTTGTAATATATTTGATTTTCATTGTCCCATTTTCATTATCATGAAGGCCCAGGTAATTCTGACTGACATTTCTAGGAAGTTTCCAGTATGCTCCATAAATTTTTTCAAAATTATTGTATTTGAATAAATCCTCAAATTCATTCTGTTCCATAGCACATATTTTTTGCCATCCTCCAGCACTGTCTATCAATGCATGAATTCCTTTATCATCAAACTCAACACTTTGATAGATTCCATATTTCCTGATTGCAAATAATATTTTTTCCCTCGCCATCTGCATTCTTAAATTCATTAGCTCCTTTGTTTCTCCCAATGCATTTTCCCTTATTTCTGCAATCTTAGGCATTTTCTGAAAATTTCTTGTCCGGATTATTTCAACATATGCACTGTTAAGCTGCTCAACCGTCAGATCTTTCAAACCTAAAAAATATATACTTTTCATTTCCTTTGACATTACTGGCTCCGGATAATATTCCTGATACTTCACAAAAGCTTGAGTAAATTCTTCTAATGTCATTGTAATCCCCAGCCTTTCAGAGTGTCCATAACATCCTCTTCTGTCAAATCTATTTTCTTTCTTCCAGATCTGTCAATCTTTATATCGCTAACTTTATTGCTATTCTTGTTTTTATATCCATCTTCCAGAAGTTTTATAAATTTCCGTTCTTCAATAAAATCATCAAAAGTCATCTGCCAGTTACTTGTTTTTCCTTGTAAAAAATCAGACTCCTTTATTTTTTCCATTGCTTCCATTATTTCTTCAATAGAATATTTCTTTAACAGCCTATCAAGTTTTTGTTTTCTTTTTTCTGTTAGTATTTTGATTTTTGATAGCCCAAGTTCTTCTGCTAAATTATTCCAATTGACATATATATATTCTTTCTTATTTATTCTTTCTAATTCATTCTTATTGTATTTATTCTTTATTGAGTGGAGTTTTTCCACTGGTGGTAGTGGAATTTTTCCACTAGTGTAGTCCGTTTTTTCCACTGGTAGTAGTGGAGTTTTTCCACTGGTAACTGGTGGAGTTTCTCTACTAGTGCAGTCCGTTTTTTTCACTGGTTCAGGAGAGTTAATATCAATAAGGTAATATTTATTCTGTAATCCTCTTTCTTTTTCTACCTGAAGTAGTCCAACTTCAATCAATTTTTCAAAAGCCTTTATTACAGTTTTCTTATCAATCATCATCTGTTTCATAAGAGTTTCCTGTGTCGCATAGAAATATATTTCTCCCTGTTCATTTATCCAGTTGTTTTTTACCGAAAGTCTCCAGTTCTCTAGACATAACATATATAACTCACGATGAACTGGTTTTAATTTAAATTCATATATCTTTTTTGGCATTTTATAAAAATTGCTCTGTTCTACATTCTCAATTTTTAATCTCATCTATTTCACCTCTTTTTTTATTTCCTCTCAAACTTTTTTATATATGTTTATTCAAAAATCTGTTAATGAAATATTCCTGCCCTTTTCCTGTAACTTTCGGAGTCTTACTTATTCTTATGCTACCATCCGGATTATTTACTGTGCTTTCTTTTATTTCAAAAAGGCCCAGCTCCATTGATTTCTGTGTAGGCATATTATAGTCCGTTCCCTGTCTTGAAATCAGAAATCCATCTTTTCTAAGTAAATCAAATAATCTGTTCTGTCCTGTTTTGAATCCTCCCTGGGTTAATATCTTTGCAAGTTCTCCTACAAGAATACTTGTATATGAACTTTTTACAGTGTTTGCAAACAGCACCTGAGGTTTCTGTTCTTCAATTTTTGCTTCAAGTTCTTTCCTTTTTTCTCTTTCTTCTTTTAATTTTGTAAATGCCTGTATTGCTAGATCAGGATTATCTAATAGTTCATCTGTTGCATACATCCCTGTTTTTCTTATAGTTTTTAGAATTTGTTTTACTTCTTTTTTAAAAGGTTTTGCATTAGGTTTTGTACTTTGCATTAGAACTTCATACAATCCATCTTCTGTAAGCATTGTCATATCTCGTTTTTGACCTGAACGGAAAATTTTTCCGACCAGTTTTTCATTTTCATCTACATTTACCAACATTTTATTTATGCTACTTTTGTCATATCCTAACCAATCTGCCACATCTTGAGCTACAAATAACGGATTTTCAAAATCACCATAAATTTTAACTTCTTTCCCTAAAACTTTTCTTTCTTCGATTATTTGTAATTCATTCACCCTATTTCCTACCTTTCCAAAAATTTTCTTACAATCTCAGATGTTATTTTATTTCTCAACATAGATACAAATATATCCTTACATATTTCTGTATCGTATGCTGATCCATGCCATTTTTCTTCATCAAGTTCTATTCCATAAAATTTTGCAGTCTCATTCAATCTTGGCCATTTATATTTTCCAAATTTTCCTGGAATTTTTAAAATGTCAATATTGCTTTCTTTTGTGCAAAACTGATTTTTTAATTCAAACGGAATAAATTTTCTGTCAAATGATATATTGTGTGCTACAAAATGCTCTGTGTCCTTACAAAATTCTATAAAATCTCTATCTTTTTCAAAATATTTTGAGTATTTTATACCTGATTCCACTCTACGCCTTAGAATTTCCTCGTCTGTAAGTCCATTTACAGCAACAGCTTCTGCATTTATTTTCTCGCCCTCATTTCTGAAATAAAATCTGTTAAATTTTTCAATTTCTTTATAAGAGTTTGATTCTAAATCAACATCAATTTTTATTGCTGAGATTGATAAAACAGAACAGTTTTCCAGTCCGTTTGTCTCAGTGTCAAATATTATCACTTTCATTCTCTTGCACCTCCTAAAAGGGAAAGTCAGCATCATCATTCATGTTGTTCTGTGATTTCATATATTGTTTTATAACTGCTGTTCCTCTTTCCTGTTCCTTCTTTTCTCTTAACTTGTTTTCTAAAAGAAAATTTTTCTCCCATATTTCATATGTCTGCGGAGTTTCTATTTTCTCTATGATTTCCTGTGTAGTTTTTCTACTCTTTGAGTGATAAAAACCTCTTATCTGATATTCATTGAAATAATTTATTTCTCCTGTTATTTCATCTATCACTTCGCTTACTCCCTGATATGATAAAAAAACTCCAACTATACGATTTTCAATCATTGGAAATATTTCTTTTCCTTCTTCGTCCAGTTCTGTTTTTAAATTCTCATGTTTAATTTTTAATAAGTATACTAACTGATTTATATGTTTACTGTTAAATATTTGTTCTACTCCTTTTTTATTTTTGTAGAACAAAGGTATTCGGGCTGTTCTATCTTCCTTTAAAGCTCTAAATGTCAGTATTAATGCTTCAGATTTATTGACATCTGATTTAAATAGTTCTGCTCTTTCTATTTTACATTCATAGCAAGCACTTTCTTTGATACTCATTCCTGGAAGATTTTTTTCCCTTAACTGTTTTTCATCATAAGTCCACATTTATTTTTTCCTCCTGTTTTTCCAAGCTATAAAATTTTTGTATTTTATAAATTCAACATCCCATAGGGATATTTTATTATTGTCTATTGTTATAAAAGAATATTTTATTTCAAAATTCCTCACATTAATATACTCAACTGAACCACACCCATAATCCAATAATAATCTTTTCATTTTTTACCTTCTGTGATATAATGATTTGTATTTAAATTTTATAGTCGTTGTTCCAGCAACGGCTTTTTTTATTCCCATTTTGTCTCCTTGAAGTAAATATAAGTAACTGCTGTAAGTATTATCCAAAGACTGTAAACAACTACCGCTACAATAATATCTTCTTTAAACGATTTTGTCTGATTTAAAATCAAGGCAACTACAAATATCCCATACCATACTAATGTTTTTCTCAATTTCATTTTCTATTCTCCCATTCCATAAATAATTTCATTTGCTTTTTTTAATTGTTCTAGATATTTAGCAAATCTTATTGGATCTACCACATAAGAATAATTTTTGTTTTCCTCTTTTTTCTTATATGCATACCCAACGGGTAAGCCATCCACTAATAATGTTCCTTGTTGTAAATTTATTCTCACAAAGTCTACACATTCGCCTATCTTTTCAGCCACAATTTCCAGTGGTACATTAGCATTCATATTTCTTTGCTCCTTCCTACATTAATAATAATTTTTTTAATTGTTTTTTATTAAATTCCAAGATATAATATACTAAATTATTACAAGGAGTTGATTTTTTATGAGTAACAATAATACAAATATTCCAGTTGATTCTACTTTAGTTAATAAAATTTATGATGATGTCTTACATAAACCTGCTGAAGAAATAGGGAAGACATTAGCTCTTATTCCCAAAGTTATAAATACAGCCCTTTTACCAATTCAAGAATGGATTTACAGCAAAGAGGTTAATTTTGAAAAAACAAAAATTTTAATATCCGAAAAATTAGAAAACGTACCAGAAGAAAAGATTGTTTCTCCTGAATCCTATGTTGCTGTTCCTGCCATTCAAGCACTTTCCTATTCTATGGATAGTGATGAACTAAGGAATATGTATGCAAATTTACTTGCAAAAGCTATGAATAAAGATACTAGAGATCAAGTACATCCAGCTTTTACTGAATTTATCAGACAAATGTCTCCTATAGATGCTGATATTTTAAAGATTTTTCTTGACAATCCGCAAATGGCTACTCCTTTAATAGATGTAATCGAGAGAAATCAAGAAAATAATTCTTATTTTCTTATAATACCGAATCTAACAAATATTTCTAAATATGACAATTTAACAGTTTCTATATCGATTGACAATCTTCTAAGATTAGGATTAATAAACATTCCCGCAGACAAGAGTATTAATTCTACATCAGCTTATGAAACTATAACTGATACCATGATTTTTAAAAATTTTAAAGAAATCTATAAACTAAAACCCGGGTATAAAATTGATATCCTGAAAAAATTAATTTCAATTACCGAGTTAGGTACTAAATTTTCTGAAATCTGCATCCAAGATTTAGAATCTAAATAAAGACATCAAGATATGACAACCTACAATTTCAACTAAAAATATATAGCTATAGTCAATTATCCTCTGATTTGCGTTATGTTTTTTCAATAATAATATATTTAAATTGAATAACGTCACTAACACAACTGGATTTACTATAATATTCATGTTTCACCTCTTTTCTTTTAGTGAATTATATTCACTATTTCGACTAAAAAAAATTAAACTTATATCTGAATCAGATAAATTCAATATCTGTTTCAATATAGCTATTTCAGTTGCTTTAAATTCTACTTCTCCTCTCATTTTCTTTTTGATAGAAGTATAACTTAATCCTAATTGAGTAGCTATATATGATAATTTAAAACCTGAATTTTTTATTTTTTCTCTTAAGTTCATTATCTCACCTCTTTTCTTTTAGTGAATTATATTCACAAATTCATAGTATCATATTTGTGAAAATGTGTCAACATTTTTTTTATTTTTTTAAAATAAAAGTTGCTTTTTATTCACCCATAAGGTATAATTTAGTATCAAATTTTAAGGAGAAATAGAATGAACAAGGATGATAAAAAAATAGCTATGGGTATTTTTATTAGAAACAGAAGAAAGGAATTAAAAATTACACAAGATGAGTTAGCCAAATTAACAGGTTATTCCGATCGTTCATCTATAGCTAAAATTGAAAAAGGAATAGTAGATTTAAGTCAATCCAAAATTATTGATTTCTCAAAAGCTTTAAATGTTACCCCAACTCAAATAATCAATGCTGAAAATTCGTGGGGATTAGATAATAAAAATTTTATTTCAGAACAAAATGTAAATAATAATAATCCTGACATCTTAACATTTTATAGGGCAGATGTTAAAGGATTAACTGAAGATGAAAAAGAAGAACTTAAAAAGGATTTAGAAAAATACACTGATTTTTTACTGCAAAAAATAAAAGAAAAAAATAAGAAATAAAAATGTGGAGGTTTTCAGTGGGTTATATTATTTATAGAGGAATTCCTGTTGACAGATTATCGTATTTTGGTATTCTTGAAAAATTAAACGATTTTATAAGTGAAGTAGCAAGATATTTTTTCATCAAGAAGTACCAGCTTAGATGGTATCATTATAGAGAATTTTGTGAACAAGAAAAAAATTTTATTTTTGGAGGATTTGAATTTAATCATATTTCAAAAGATAAAATGGCAGGGTCAATGATTTATTCAGATAATACTGTTGCTATTGGATATAATACAAATATGATCCAAAGTAGGCAAAATTTTACACAAATGCACGAAATAAATCATGCCCTATTTGACTTAAAGCCTGATATCCCTTTTCAAAATTTTTTTGATTTATTGAAAGAAGACGGCTACAACAAAGAAGAAAATATTCAGGAAGTAAGGGCTGATATAGGAGCTTCTATTTTTATGATTTCAGATGAAGCATTAATATATAATATAGAAAAAAAGACTTCCTTTTCTGATTTACAAGATATTTTTGAAATAAGTAAAATGGCATTAGAGATTAGATTAAAAAATTTTTTAGTCTATAATTTAGACATGTATTATAAAAATGCACAAGTATTAATTGAAAAGTATAAGTTTTTTAACGAGACAAAAGAGATACAAGCAAGGATGGAAATCTATAAAGAGGCATTTGATGTGAAAATATAAATTAATAAATAAAGGAGCTGATTAAATTGGAAGAAAAAGTACTAACTTTTTATATTAGAGGGTCAGGAAAAAAACCTTATAGAGTTGCTTTCTGGAAAGAAGAAGGTTCAAGAGATATACATAGTGGATGTAACTGTCCAGCAGGAAGAAGAATGCAATACTGTAAACATAGATTTTGGTTAATTGAAGGAGATTTAACAAATTTAGATGATTCTACTGAAAATGCTGAAGAAAATTTAAAAACATTGTACAAATGGCTTTCTAACAGTGATATAGGAGATTTTTTCTCTGAATTTATGATGGCTAAAACAGGAGAAAAAATAAGTGTATTAATGAATGTTATTAAATTTGGATATAACGAAAATTATTATGATGAAGATTTATGCATATGGATGTCAGATTATATTGAATATTCTAATGAAGAATTAAGAGAAATCGCCAATACAGAGTCTTTTAACTATGGTCCC